GGTGAGTTTGAAGTTATATATCTGGTAGAGGATGGGGAGCACCCCTACACGTATATTGTTAGTGCTCACAAAACCAAAGATGAGGCAATAGAGGTGGCTATGGGTCGAGCGAGCCTAGGGTCGGATTTTGAGGATGTTTCAGTAATAGCTTATTTAGTAGGGGTGGAGCAGGTGGGTTACAACAGTATTGAAGTGTGGAATTATTATTGGGATGTAAAAAGAAGGAGGAGTGAGTAATGAAAACAGTCGTAGGTTACGTTAGAGTTAGCACAAACGGTCAAACGCAGGAGGATAAGTATGGTATTGACGCTCAAAAGCGGGATATTCTCGATTACTGCGCTAAACATAATCTAGCTTTGACGAAGTGGTATGTCGATGGCGGCGTGAGTGGTGTGGAGGAAGAGCGTCCAGAACTAGATAAGATTCTGTTTAATGACGAAGAAGTGGGGAATCCCCCAATTCAAGCGGTGGTGGTGGCGAAGTCTGACAGACTAGCAAGGGATATGAACTTGTATTACTACTACAAGTTTGTCCTAAAGAAGAAGAATATTGAACTGATTAGCGTGTCGGAAGATTTTGGTTCGATGGGTGCGTTTGCAGGGGTAATGGAATCGCTCACTTTGTTCATTGCGGAACAGGAGAGAATCAACATCGCTAAACGTACAAGTTCGGGTCGGAGGATGAAAGCTCGGGCGGGTGGGTACGCAGGTGGTCGTGCACCGTATGGGTACAGGGTGGAAGATAGTCAACTCGTCTTGGACGAGGAGGAAGCTGAGATTGTCCGAATCGTGTTCGAGAAAAGGGAGAACGGGTCAATTCTTCAAGATATAGCAGATTGGCTCAATGATTACGGTTATCTCTCTCGCTCGGGTAAGAGGTTCTACCCATCTCAAATTCGGTCGATTCTAAACAACCGCAAGACATATGAGGGAATGTACTCTTATAGTGATTTGGGTTGGGTCAAAGGGATTCACGAACCTATTTTGGAGGTGAAAGATTGACCAACGAAAGGATCGTTGAGAAGTTAAAACAGACGGATTTGACGAAGTACCAGAATCTTTCAGACCTGTTCGCTATGGCTCGAAATATGGAAGATTACGATCTGAACGGTGAAGTATGGCGGTTGGCGGCCAAGGTGGCGAGGGAGAAAGGGGACTTAGAGTTTTACGATTTATACAAGCGTTCCCTCTTATTCGCCGCCCCGCACAGGTTTGATGAGTACATGTTGTACTTGGAATTCAATCGAGACCCTGATAAGAAGTTTTATGTGCCTAGGCATTCTGTTCTTAAATTGGTGGTAGACGCTTTACAGGATTTGGAGGACGACAAGTTAGATTTAGTCACTATATCCATGCCCCCAGGCGTTGGGAAAACCACTCTTGCTATTTTCTATTTAACGTGGATCATGGGTAAGGAGCCGATGAAGCCGTCTTTAGCTTCAGGTCATTCTAGCGTATTGACGACTAACGTATATAATGGTGTGACAACTATTCTTGACGACCCAGTGGAGTATTTGTGGCATGATGTGTTTCCAGCCGTGCAGGTGGTGGATCGGAGTGCTAAATATACAACTGTGGATCTGAAGAAGGTCAAAAGGTTCCCTACTATTACTTGTCGGTCAATTGATGGTTCGCTCACGGGTGCTACTCGTTGCGAAAAACTACTCTATTCGGACGACTTAGTTTCTGGCATTGAGGAAGCTCTCTCTAAAGAGAGACTGGACAAGCTGTGGGAGAAATACACGAACGATCTTAAATCGAGAAAGAAGCTCGGTTGCAAGGAACTCCACATTGCTACACGTTGGTCGGTTCACGATCCGATTGGGCGTTTGGAGAGAATGTATGGGGACGATCCGAGAGCGAGGTTCATTGTTCTACCCGCTTTAAATGAGAAGCGCGAGAGTAATTTCGATTATTCTCATGGGGTGGGTTTCGATACTAAATATTTCTTAGACATGGAATCTACGTTGGACGATTTATCGTGGAAAGCACTCTTTATGAATGAGCCGATTGAGCGCGAGGGCTTGCTTTATAACGAGGACGAGTTGAGGCGGTATTATGAGTTGCCTTCGGACGAGCCTGATGCTATATTAGGTGTCTGCGATACCGCAGAAGGTGGAGGTGACTATACGTTCCTCCCCGTGGCCTATGTTTATGGAGACGATTACTATATCGAGGACTGCGTGTGCGATAATGGGCTTCCGGAAGTCACGGACGTTCTTTGCGCCGAAGTGCTCTTGAAACATAGCGTCAGACAATGTCAATTCGAGAGTAATAGTGCAGGGGGTAGGACTGCCGATAAGGTGCAAGAGTTGGTTAAGTTGAAAGACGGCATGACTCATATTACTAAGAAGCGCACTACTGCCAACAAGCTCACGAAGATTATTGTCAATTCGGACTTTGTGAAGAAGCGGTTTTTGTTCAAAGACGCTAGTAAGTATAGTGCAAATTCTCCTTATGGTAGAATGATGCACATGATGTGCTCATTCACGGTGACGGGGAAGAATAAGAATGACGACGTTCCTGACGGTATGGCTCAATTAGCGGAATATATCCAGTCGCTAGAGGGCGCGGAGGTGAAAGTTTTCAAAAGACCTTTTTAATATTGACATTTAATACAAGTATGTGATACAATACTATGTAGAAGATTCGTTAGGGCATGAGTGCTCCGTTATTGTTGCGGAGACTTGTGTCCTTTTTTGATAGTTCAAGGAGGTGGTGATACTGGTAGCAAGAATGTTCGGGAGGCAGGTAATCTATACTGCTGAAACTGAAATTACTCGGGAGAACGTCTTAGAGGTGCTAGAGATTGCTTTGCGAACTCACCACCAGAACCGTAGAGAGATCGAATACTTATACAAGTATTATAAAGGCGACCAACCGATCCTTAATCGTGTAAAAGAGATCAGACCTGAGATCAACAATAAGATCGTTGAGAATCATGCGATGGAGATCGTTGACTTTAAGAAAGGGTACGTATTCGGTGAACCCGTGCAGTACGTTCGCAGGGGTGAGACGGAGGGTGTGTCGGAAAAGATTACGACCCTTAACGAGTACATGTTCGCAGAAGATAAGTCAGCGAGGGATCAAGAATTAGCGGAGTGGTTCTACATTTGTGGGACAAGTTACCGCATGATATTACCAGATGAGAGAGTCGACCCAATGATTGATCCGGACGATAGTCCGTTCGAGATTGACACGTTAGACCCTAGAAATACCTTCGTGGTCTATAGTAATGGTTTCGGCAAACGACCGTTAATGGGTGTAACGTATGCCCGTAAGGACACGGGGGAGACGATCTATAGCGTTTATACGAGAACGACTAGCTTTACTATCGTAGACGGTACATTTATTCGCGACGAAGAACCTCACCCACTAGGGGATATACCAATTATTGAATACGCCGCGAACAATTCCAGAATTGGGGCATTCGAAGCTGTACTCACGCTTCTTGACGCTCTTAATAACGTAGCGTCGAACAGGATAGATGGTATTGAACAGTTCATACAATCCTTTATGAAATTTACCAACTGCGATATTGACGAAGAAACGTTCCAGTCCCTCAAAGAAATGGGGGCCATCAAGATTAAAGGGGAGCAGGGGCTTCCCGCAGATGTTGCCATTGTGTCGCAGGAGCTTAATCAATCCCAAACGCAAGTCGTGAAAGACGATTTGTACCAGACGATATTAATTATATGTGGTATGCCCGATAGGAAAGGTTCGGGAACGTCGTCCGGGGATACTGGTAAAGCCGTGGAGCTTAGAGATGGTTGGGCGGCGGCCGAGTCTAGGGCTAAAGAATCAGAACTCATGTTTAAGAAAGCGGAGAAGAAGTTTCTAAAGCTAGCCCTTCGGATTGTTAGGGACATGAGTGAAGTTGACTTGAAGTTAAGCGACGTAGACATTAAATTCACACGAAACAAGACGGACAACCTCTTAGTTAAGACACAAGGGCTACAGAACATGCTCGAAGCGGGTATTCATCCTCTCGTGGCGATTACTCATAGTGGATTGTTTAGTGATCCAGAGCAGACGTATCTCGATTCAACCGTATACCTGGACAAATGGAAGGGTAAGCCGAACGAAGCGGTTCACCCTAACAATAAACCTGATCCAAAGGATGGTGATGGTGAGTGAACCACACACCCAATTTTAACTTAAAAAAACCTGCTAAGACCGACCCAGTGTTGATTGACGATTTGAACGATAATATGGATATTTTGGACACGATCTTAGGACAACTATTTGTGGAGGAGGGAACACCTTTAGATGACTGAGCCTAGAACATTGGTTGAAGAAATAGAAAGAGCGTATCCGGCTACGGAAGGTACACTTAAAGATTTAGCGTCGGTGTACGTGAACTCGCAAGCTATTATGGAGAGTGCACAGGCGATGATGGGGAGTGTGGAGGCGATGATGGGGAGTGTGGAGGTTATATTTGCCGATACGGAAACAGCGATGAGCACGTTGAAGTCGGCGGTGGAGACTGCGGAACTTGCTATGCTATCAGCTAAGGAGTCAATGGATAGTGCTAAAACAGCATGGGATGGATTACTTACAGAGGAAGGGGCTGATTTGAATGGCTAAAGGAGTGCCGATTCAAGGTAAGAACCCTAGCGGGAAAGCTCAATTGGCAAATGTGACGGCTGAAGGGGATCTGAAAGTACAACTATCTGGTAATATCGTCGAAGATTATTTGAGAGTAAATCTAGTCCCAGCCG